CCGCCGACTTCCTTGACGGTCTTGGCAAGCTGCGACCATCCACCAGCCGCCGCCTTCGCTCCTGCACCGCCCTTCGACTGGACAAGCCCTATCTCGCGCGCGAGCGCACGCGCGTTAGCCAGCGCCTCGTCGGTGACGATGGTTGCTCTTAATCGGAGGACTTCATCAGCCATCGCAGCGCCTCAGCGTGGTCGCTGCGCTTCAGCCTGTGCGAGCAACCGATCCACCCATTCGATATGCCGCGCGACATTGCTGACTGGTCGTCGCAGGAATTCTTCGGGGACTTGTCCGAAGAACCTCGCCAGACGATAGCAATTCAGTATTGCATCGCCTGTGCGTCCGGCACGAAAAAACCCATCAGCGCATGAGCGCACGTCGAGAAGTCTTTCCCCTTCAGCGCCCTGATCGTTGACGGCGGCACGGCTCCCAGTGTGGACATCACGTTGCCCATAATCTCAGGGTTCGGTGTGACCACTCCAGTTTGCCAATCGATGTTGACCGGCCACTTCTCACCGATCTGCACCATGTCCGCTCCGGTTGGTTCGCGGAAGGTCAGCTTCTTGACCATCTCGCCGTTTGCCATCACCGGCTTCTTCAAGTCGATAACGATGTCAGTCGTGGGAGGAGCCGCCGCGTCCTCCTTGACTGCCTTGACTGCCGCTTCGCCCGCCATTGAATTCGCCTCTCTTAGATTTCGTCGCCGTCAACACCTTCGAAGCGGACGCGGAACTGACCGTCGCTGGTGTTGATTTCGACCGGACCCTTGTGCCACGCATTGCGCAGGACGTAGGTGCGACCGTTCACCAACTCTGCGGTGATGGTTGCGTCGGTGATGCTTTCGAGAAATTCGGTGGAGACTTCAGGCAGCGTTGAGATGTCGCCCTCGATGTAGGGCACGCGCGGCAATTCCTGATAGCCGTGGACGTAGTCCTGACCGGCGATGCCGTTGCGCTCGACCGCAGTGATCGAGACGGTGAGGCTTCCCTTCAGCGGATACATCTGGCCATCGACTTTGAGGAAGGCGGTGCCAGCGATTGGCCCTTGCGGCATGACGTTCTCTCCTGTTGTTCAATGAGACGACAGGAGTGTTGCGCTCGCTCTGCGCAGTCCGCAATGGCTGGTGCTATTCGCCGTTGATGTAGATCGCCGCGACGTTGGTTGGCTTGTAGCTGTCAACCGATACGCGACCAGCGCGGAAGAAGCCCTTCGGTAGAACCCACTGAAGGAACGTCGCGTCCGGATATAGCTCCTCGATGCAATCCTCAACGCGGCGATGCCGCGCCATCAGAGCGGCAGCTTTCCTCTCAAAGCTCTCCCAGACGAAGCCCGCCATCCCACCGCCGATCACCATCGCGCTCGAATTGTACTTGCCGATCACGCCGCAGATGGCGAACTCACCGGGCACATCCGCCAGTGGAGTGATGTCGGAAATAACGGCGACGCTCAGATCGAGGTGCAAAACTTTTTTTCGCTCACGCCACTGCGGCTCAAACAAAACCATCTTGGCCCACGAACCTTCAAGCTCTGCGGCGAAGATGTCGATGAAGCGAACGCCCTCGCATCTCTCAGGCTGGTCGGTCAGGCAGACCATCGTGAAGTCGCGCGCCATGTACCTGATGACCATGTCGCGCAGCTTGGTCACGCGCTCGAATGGATCGCCCTCAGTGCGAACACAGGCGACGATCAGATCAACCATCCCAGCCAGCCGCAGGCTTGGTCATCCTGACGATGGAGATTGCAATGACGCCGAAGTTACCACCAATGACGAAGGCCGCAATAATCCAGACCCAACACATGACCAATGCCTTTCACTTGTGAAGCATGGCGACACCATCATCGAGCGTACATTTTTGGAAACAACTAATCGCAGATTGCGGACAGGCATTCGCAACGCCGATGCCATGCTCGTTGAGGTGCGCCACATAAATCGAGAAGTGCTGCGCCCACGCGCGCCACTTGCCGCTGGCATCCTCGCCATCGTAATCGAAGCCGAACAGCACGATGCGCTTGGCCTTCTTGTGGAAACATATTTGCATCGCACCGAAGCCAGACGTCCCACCGCCGTAGATCACGCTTGGATCGGAGGACATCGCCTGCCCGTCAATGCGCTGGAGGAACGTGATGTTCTTTGAAGGCGGTGGACCAGTGCGCTCCAGATGGTCCCTGTGCACGGCCCAATAGACACGGCTCTGCACGCTCGCGAGCTTGTCGCGCCATTCCTTATAACGCAGCATGTCGAGACCGAAGCCTGCATCGGCCCACGGTATATCGAAGATCGCCGACTTGACCGCGAGCACATGCGCGCCGCGCAGTCGCTCGAAGTCGAAGCCGACAAGCGAAGGCCCGCCGCTGACTATGGCGACGGGCCGATCATCCCAAAATGGTTTCGTTATCTTACCGTAGACATCCATTGTCCCGCCTTATGATGGCGCGCGTCCCGCCGACGCGCGCCGTGTTGCGTGTTGCCTACCTCTTCGAAGAAGGTGTCGGCACCGGCTTGCCGGGGACAACAACCGCGAAGCTGACCCAACCCGTTGTCGGTGTCCACATCGCCTTCCACTCCACCTTGGCCTTCTCTTCGTCTGTCGGCGGCGGCACCGGCAGACCTTGATCCGGCTTCGGCTGCGAACCGGGAAGCCCGGTGCCGGGGCGCGGATCGGTTGGTCCCCAGATGTACACCGGCAACCATTCACCCGGAGGCGGCAGGGTGTTGTCGATACCCGGCTGCGAACCGGGCAGGCCCTGATCCGGCTTGGGCTGCGAACCCGGAAGACCCTGATCCGGATGCGGCTGCGCACCGGGCAAGGTGTTGTCGATCACACCACCCGGAGGGAGCGGATAATAGATCGGGTGTTCGGGGCGCGGCAACCCGCCGGGGAGTGTGTTGTCGGGATGCGGCTGCGCTCCCGGCAGGCTCTGATCCGGCCTTGCCCCTGACCCACTGATCGGAACAATCAGGGCCGTGAATGCCTTGTCTGCCATTTCAATCTCCTTCTGCGCTTAGAGTGCGCTCCGGTTTAGAGTGCGATGTCGGTATCGACGCCGCGATTATATTGCAAGCGGAACTGGGCCAGCACAGCGAAGATGCGAAGCTGGTTGATCAGGTCCGGCGGGTACAGAACATTCACGCGGTTCGGATCGGTAGGATCGCGCTCCACGATCAGGTTCTTTTTGAACGCCTGCGCGTTCTCGACACGGCCCAAGAATTCGTCGGCGCGATACTGTGCGATCAGTTCGGCCTTGATGATCTTCGGCGTGACGATGGCTTGGCCCGCACCGAAGCGCGTGCCGTCATCGGCCAGCTTGTGGCGCGGATACTTGCTGGTGATGGCGTGGCGCTGCGAGCGGAAGAGAGCCGCAAGCGTTGCCAGCGTCGGCACCAGTTCGTAGGCGTCATCGCCCTGACCGTAGAGGTTCTTCTGGTAGGTCGTGCTCTCACGAAGGATCGCGGGGATGCCATCGTCATTCACGCCCTGCGTTGCGATGCCGACACCAGACAGATCGTTGCACTGCTTCTTGGTGAAACGCTGGTGCTTCGGTGCAGGCAGGCAACCTTCCAGCGCGAGCGTCTGCAACGGACGCGCAGGATCGTTCAACAGTGCACGCGCTGCCTTGGCTGCATACGCTGCGGCCCAGACCCACGGCGGTGACGGCGAGTTGGCTTCAACTCCCAAGATCGACAGCACGCCGCTGTTGTTCTCAGGCCCGTACTCCAAGAGGTCGGTGTAGCCCTTGTCCTCCGTGGCTTCGATGCCCTTGCGTGCCGCGAAGATGTGGCCATAGAGTTGACGCAACCAGCCCCAACGCCCGGTGTCACCGAAGCCATATTCGGTTTCGATCTGCGACAGCGACGTGCTGTCGGTGAAGCCGGTGGCGACGTACTCATAGATTTCATCGCCAAGATTGGTGAGCGCCTTCGTGATATCAGGCGTTCCCGTTCCGCCCGTCAGCTTGTTGCCAACTGGGACCGTCACGGTCAGACCGATGGGGATACGCTCCGCTGCAAGCGCGCCACCATAGGCAAGGCGCACGTCGATTTCGTTGCCTTCAATGCCCTTGTGCTTCGCCGTCAGATCGACAACGCCACCGACGCCAATCAGCGCCGACACCGGCATCGACATATCGGCGTTGATCGCGGCTTCGATTTTCTTGGCAACGTCAATGACGGCTTCACCAGCCGCCACGAAAACCTGAACGCGGCGACCTCCGACATAGATCGGCAGTGTGCCAGCCGCCGTCGCTGGCGCGGTGACGGTGATCGCACCAGCGGCAGGCACTCCAGCCGTTGCCTCGGCAATGGGGACAACCCAAAGCTCCTGCGCGAAGTTATTGCGCGTGAAGCTCTCCACCATGCTGTCGAGCATGGAGCCGTAGCCGAACAGCTTGCGCGCGTCTGCCTGAGAAGGGACCGGGATCGGCACGTCAGGAATTGCGGTGCCGCTACTGTCCATCAAGCCGATAAGCAACGAGGTCAGACGCGAGCGCGGATAGCCCGCCATGCTGGGATCGACCTCGACCCAGTATAGCGGCATCTTCCAGTTCGCTGGAATGGAGTTGAATGACACAGGCATATGATGCGGTCTCCTCTAAGGTCAGTGGTGATCGCGGGCGTTGCCCGCTTTGGATAGTCCCGCCTTCGTCTGGCTGATGTCGTAGACGCGCACGATCTGCAACACGCTGTCGGGATCGACACCGGGCGGGAACAGCAACGTCAGATGCATCAGCTTGAAATCGTCTGGCACGACCGGATCGAACCAGCCGGTGAATTCGCACTGTAGCTCCACGCGGATTTCAAACAGCGTGGTCTCGCCAACCTTGGCGTACTGGCTCTGGCGATCCATGCCGGTGAAGCCTTCCACCAGCTTCACGAACTTCGGATTGGTGAACAGGATGTCGTCGGCTTCCGACATCATCTCTTCCAGCCCGTCGAGCTTGTTCTGGTCCTCAGTCTCCGCGTGCACTGCGCCAGACATGCCCAGCGTTAGCTCGTGCTTGAACTTCGGCTCCGCGTGGTTGGCGCGGCCCATCGGCGTGCGACGCTCGCGCAGAATGTAGACGCCAAGCATCGGCAGATCGGACGGCTGCACTTGCAGTGCTGGCGTGCTGCGGTAGGTCTTGAAGCGCGAGCCGAACCCGATCTGCAACAGCCGCAGCGCCTCCTTCTGCATCATGCTCGCGTAATGGCTCATGGGTCCACCGGCTGTTGTCTGCGCAACAGCAACATGCCGCCGCCCTGCCCATCCTCATCGACGTCACCGATCCAGAATTTCTTTCCGTAGTCGCGGTGCGTCGTTTCGATAATCTCCACCAGATCGCCACGGTCGGGTTCGGCGTCGGGGAAATCGAGGAAGCGAACGCCAAGCGACACTTGCTGGTCGGAGAAGATCGCTTCGTCCTGCATCTGCACATCAATGGGCGAGGACGAATAGACGCCCCACAGATCGAACGAAGGCGCACCGGCTTGGCTCACAAGCGGCGTGAACCTGACCCTGATCTGAAATACTTTTGACGCTGGCGCGAGCACCAGCCTTTCAAGGTCAACCATCGCAGCCTCTAAAGGGGCGCGGTGGCTTGGAGGACCACCGCGCCAAGTCGGACGAAGATCAAGTCAGGATCGCGCGTTGAAGAGCGAGCGGACGAGTGCACCAGTTCAGCGCGTTCATCTGCGTGTCGAGGTTGATGCCCTTGTCGTTCGGCATCGTGTACTGCTTGACGTAGCGCGGCTTGCCCATCGTGTTCACAGTCTCGATGTAGTCCGCTGGCGCGAAGACAGTGGCGAACAAGTTCGGCACGCCGGTCGGATAGATGTAGGCCATGTTGGTTTCGACCATCGGCGTCGAGCCGACATAGCCGCGATAGTTCGTCCAGTTGATGCCGCCGAAGTAGAACGATGCCCACGTCTGACCAGCCTCGACGTAGCCCTGACGAAGCTCCGCTGCGGCCACATAGTTGAGGTAGGTCTGGCGGACTTCAGGATGCTTGATCAGCGCATCAAAGAACGCATCGCCTGTGATCGCCTCGACACCGGAGAACGGCTGACCATCGAGGTTTGCGCCCATCGTGCGAACGATGGCGGTGCACGCTGCGCGCAGCGAGCCGTCAGGCACTCCGGTGAAGTCGAGGTTCATATCGACGTTGACCGGCTGCGCAAGACCATACTCCGTATAGAGATTGATGCCGGTGCCATCGGCATAGGTGATGATGCCCTTGACAGCGCCGACGCGCGAATGCTCCTGCGTGTACTCCAGCGACTGACCAGCCTGCGCCATACGTTCGGCAACCTTGCCCATCACGGTTTCGGTTGTGTCTTCAGAACCGAACGCACGAACGCCCTGCACTTCCTCTGCCATCACCGCATCGTTGATTTCGAAATGCGGAACAGCAAGCATGCGCATCGCACGGCGTCCCTTGGGCAGCACATGCCCCGGTCCACCACGAGGTGTCGGAGCGATCAGCGTCAGCGTGTTGTTTTTTTCTTCAAGCGCAACAGCCGTCGCGGACGTGCTCGTTTCAGTGAAGAGGCCCTTGCTTGAGATGTAGCCGGGGACGAACTTGAGATTGTTGATCGCGAGCGTCAGCGGCACCACACCGAAGGCGTCGCCGCTAAAAATGTTTAGCATTGCCGTGTTCCTTTATCTTGGGCTTGCCTGTCGGCGAAGCGATTGGTGATGCCCGCCTTACAGGCGAACGATGATGCCTTGAGCGGCGAGCGTGGTGATACCGATTGCCTTCTCAGGATCGGTCATGGCGGCAGGCCAAGAGATGCAGAGGCCATTCACTTCCGCATCGCGAACGATGGCCGACACGCGAAGACCGGCACCGGGAAGCGAGCCGCCAGCGTAAAGCGTGAGCGCCATGCAGTCCGCACCAGCCACTGCG